TCTTGTTTCAACTGCAGTAGCTCGTAAAGATTGTGTAGTTGTAACATCTCCTGCAAGAGATGACATCATTAACCTGACAAATGAAACAACGATTACAAACAATATCGTAGCAACAGTAGGTAACTTCACTAAATCATCTTACTTGATTATTGATGGTAACTACTTGAAAGTTTACGATAAGTACAATGACCAATACATTCAGATTCCGGCATCATCTTCTACAGCTGGCTTGATGGCCGAGACAGACAGAGTGTCTGCTCCTTGGTTCTCACCTGCAGGTATGAGACGAGGCCAATATCTCGGTGTAACGTCAATTGACTACAATCCAAACAAAACAAATAGAGATACACTCTATAAAGCTGGTATCAATCCAGTTGTAAACATGGCCGGTTCTGGTGCAATGTTGTTTGGTGATAAGACTGCACTCAATAGACCATCCGCATTCGATAGAATCAATGTCCGCAGGTTGTTCCTTGTACTCGAAAGAGCAATTGCAAGAGCAGCTGAAGGCGTACTCTTCGAATTCAACGATGAGTTTACAAGAGCAGAATTCGTGAATATCATTGAGCCTGTACTACGTGATGTAAAGGGTCGAAGAGGTATCACTGACTTCCGCATTGTGGCTGATACTACAGTCAACACTCCAGAAGTTATTGATCGTAACGAGTTTATCGCTAACATCTTCATTAAGCCAGCAAGATCAATCAACTATGTAACACTCAACTTTGTTGCAGTAAGGACCGGCGTCGACTTCACTGAAGTCGTTGGTTCAGCTGGCGTTTAAGGAGGTAATGAACAATGGCACTCGGAAGCGTAGATGAATTTAAGGCAAGACTAGCCGGTGGCGGTGCAAGAGGTAACCTCTTTCAGTGTACACTAGCAAACCCTAGAGGTGGTCTTGGTGTTGATCTAGACATCGATTTCAGTTCTTTCATGTGTGAAGCAGCACAGTTACCGGCGTCAACGATTGGAGTGATTAACATTCCTTTCCGCGGCAGACAACTTAAAGTAGCCGGTGATAGAATCTTTGATGTTTGGACTGTCACAGTAATTAACGACACAGAGTTTAAGATCAGAAACTCAATGGAAACATGGATGAATGCAATTTCCAACCACGCTGATGCTGGTGGAACGCAGAATCCAGAACTCTACTTTGCTGATCTTAAAGTAGACCAATTCGATAGAGATGAGTCAATCATTAAGACTTATAACTTCAGGGATGCATTCCCAACAGAAGTATCTGCTATCGATCTAAGCTATGGTGACACTGATACAATCGAAAGATTTACAGTGACATTCCAGTATCAGTACTGGACGTCAAACACTACTGACGCTTAATATACATAGTAGGGAGCGGAGAGATCCGCTCCCCATAATCTAAAGGAATAAGTATGGCAGACGATAGTAGAGGTTTCCGTTTATTCGGATTTGAAATAAAAAGACAGGATTTAGAAGACGCTAAGAAAAAGCCGTCTATTGTTCCTGCACGTGATGATGATGGCGCCGGATATATTACGGCTTCCGGAACACACTATGGTCAATACATTAACCTCGACGGCGACGATTCAAAAGACAACTATCAGTTGATCATGAGATATCGCGGCGTCAGCATGCACCCAGAAGTTGACGCCGCTATCGAGGATATTGTAAATGAATCAATTGCTGGTGGTGAGCTAGAACAATCCGTCGATATTAAGATGGAAGAGCTTAAGCAACCAGACAATATCAAAAAACAAATCAAAGAAGAGTTCGATAATATTATATCGATGCTTAACTTTAATGAATACGGGCATGATATTTTTAGAAGGTGGTATGTTGATGGAAGAATCTATCACCACCTTGTAGTAAATGAAAGCCAATTGAAAGCTGGTATTCAAGAGATTCGCTATATTGACTCATCAAAGATGAGAAAAGTAAAGCAAATCAAAAAGAAGAAAGATCCTCAGACTGGAGCTAATCTTATTGAAAAGGTAGATGAATACTACATCTATCAGGAAAAGCCAGGGCAGCAAAACTCTGGTGTTAAGATGAGTCTCGATTCTGTAAGTTATGTAACATCTGGCCTGTTAGATGAAGGCCGGAAAAAAGTTTTATCCTATCTACATAAAGCACTGAAGCCTCTCAATCAATTGAGAATGATGGAGGATAGCCTTGTTATCTACCGTCTGGCACGTGCACCTGAGCGTCGTATCTTTTACATTGATGTTGGTAACTTACCACGAGGTAAAGCCGAACAATACATGAAAGATATTATGACACGTTATCGTAATAAACTTGTGTATGATTCACAGACTGGCGAAATCAAAGATGATCGTAAACACCAGTCATTGCTTGAAGACTTCTGGCTTCCACGCCGTGAAGGTGGTAGAGGTACTGAGATCTCAACTCTGCCGGGCGGTGATAATCTAGGTCAGATTGACGATATCGTATACTTCCAAAAGAAACTTTATAGAGCTCTTAACGTTCCTATTAATCGATTGGAGCAGGAAGCTCAGTTCTCTCTAGGTAGATCTACAGAAATTAGTAGAGATGAACTTAAATTCCAAAAGTTTATTGACAGATTAAGAACAAAGTTTTCTGCTTTGTTTATGGATATTCTTAAGACACAACTAATGCTCAAAGGTATTATTACCGAAGAGGATTGGAATCTTATGAAGAATGATATTGTAGTTGATTACGTTCGTGATAATCATTTCACTGAACTAAAAGACTTAGAGATTCTGAGAGAAAAGACACAAACACTTGATATGGTACACAACTATGTCGATGTTTACTTCTCTCGCGAATGGATCATGAAAAATGTACTACACTTTAATGATGAGGACATTGCACAAATGGTCGACCAACATGGTGATGAAACTGAAAAACTCAATGATTTAGAGCCAGCAGATCAAGAAGCTGGCGGAGAGGAACAATAATATGAGTGATGTGGACGTAGAAACAAATCCATACCAAGATCTTGTCCAAAATGCACTGGATCAAGACTATAATAAAGCAGGTAAGATTTTTGATAATCTCATGGCTGTAAAACTAAATGATGTATTAGACGCAGAGAAAATTCGTTTGGCGGATCAAATCTATAACGGAGTAGATCACGATGATGAAGATGACGAAGACATCATGGGGGATGAGGATGACGATCAGCTCGACCTCGACCTTGATGCAGAAGACGGCATTGAAGAGGAAGAAGATGAAGCTGAACTCGAAGAAGAGCCCGATAGTGAAGACGACGACGAGTCATAATTCTTCTAAGTAGAAAATAATAATATTATAAATAATATACAAGGAAAGTAATGAAAGATTTTTCTCAACTCAGAGAGCTAACAGGACGCAAACCGAAAGGTCGTAAAGTCTATGATAAGAAAGTCAAAGGTATTTCTGTCGTGGTACACAAAGATCAAAACCGGTTTGTTACGTATGTGGACGGCGATCGTCTCGATGCTTACCGATCTCAAAAAGAAGCTGAGAAAGCAGGACTCGAATTCATAAAACAGTATAAAGGCTGAGCGAATGAAATTAATTGCTGAATTTAATGATCAACATTTAGAAGTTCTTACCGAAGAAAAAAATGGTAAGAAGAAATATATCATCGAAGGCATATTCGCTCAAGCTGAAGAAAAGAATAGAAATGGTCGCGTTTATCCTAAGCCGGTAATGGAAAAAGCTGTAGGTAAATATGTGACCGAACAAGTTTCTAAGGGTCGGGCAGTTGGTGAATTGAATCACCCAGATGGTCCGACGGTAAACCTAGATAAAGTTTCGCATAAGATTGAATCCCTCCAATTTGAAGGAAACAATGTTATGGGGAAAGCCACAATCCTTGATACTCCTATGGGTAAGATCGTTGAAGGTCTTCTCGAAGGTGGCGTAGGACTAGGCGTTTCGACTCGTGGTATGGGAAGTTTGATGCAACAAAATGGCGCAATGATCGTCAAGGGCGATTTTCTACTCAATGCAGTAGATATTGTTCAGGATCCCTCCGCACCTGGAGCATTTGTTAATGGGATTATGGAAGGTGTTGAGTGGGTATGGAACAACGGCATTATTGAAGCACAAGCTATTGAAAAAATGGAGACCGAAATTAAGAAAGCTCCTCGAACTAATCTCTATGAGACTGAGGTTCGTGAGTTTAAGAATTTCCTCTCGTTACTCAAATCTAAATAATAGGGAGTCAATTAAATGACTGATATTAATAACATCGAAGAAGATCAGGAAGTTGAACTCCACGACGAAGTAACGGACGAAGTTGTGGAAGAAGCTCATGATCCTAAAAATGCTGAGGCACAGTCTGTCGCTTCTGTAGATAAAGCAGGTGAAGCTACCGGTAAAGCACCGACACGTAAAGGTGATAACACCAAGCAAGATCCAATGCCAAAAACTAAAGCTGGTATGATCAATGCTATGTACTCAAAGATGAATGCTATGAAAAAGCATGATCTTCAGGCTGCTTATTCTAAGATGCATGAAGAATCTTTTGAAGATCAAGATGGTGATGTTGTTGCTGAAAAGCAAGACATTGACTATCAGGTAGATTTTTCAGAAGACTTGAATGCTCTTGTAAACGAAGAGGCTACACTGTCCGAAGAATTTAAAGCTAAGGCCGAAACAATTTTTGAAGCAGCTATCAAATCTAAGCTGTCTGAAGAAATTGATCGTCTCGAAGAAAAGTACAATGAAGAATTGTCCGAAGAAATCGAGACAACCAAAGCTGATCTCGTAGAGAAGGTTGATTCATACCTTAACTACGTAGTTGACCAGTGGATGGAAGACAATAAGGTAGCAGTCCAATCAGGTCTGCGTACAGAGATCTCTGAGAACTTTATGAACAATCTGAAAGATTTGTTCACCGAGTCTTACATCGAAGTGCCTGAGTCTAAAGTCGACCTAGTTGACGAACTTGCTTCTGAAGTTGACGAACTCGAAGAGAAACTCAACGATCAGACTGGCAACGCCATCGCAATGGCAGAGGAACTGGAAGGCTATAAGCGTGAAAGCATCATTCGTGAAGCATCTCGTGACCTTGCAGAAACTCAAGTTGAAAAACTTAAGTCTCTTGTAGCAGACGTAGATTTTGATGATGACGAAACATTCGCATCAAAAGTTGCAACTGTAAAAGAGTCTTACTTTAACAAGGCTGCGAAAATTGCTGAAGAAGTTGTAGATGAGTCAGATGACGCCTTCGAGGTTGATTCAACAGATTCTATGGCGCAGTACCTCAATGCCATTAAAAAGACATCTAAATAATAGGGAGTCCTTAAAGATGCAAAACGTAATCTCATACGACAAGCTCGTCGAAAAATGGGCACCAGTTCTGAATGAAGAAGCAGCTGGTTCTATCAAAGACGCACACCGGAAGGCAGTAACAGCTGCTGTTCTAGAAAACCAAGAAACCGCACTTCGCGAAGAAGGTATGCTTTCAGAAGCTGCTCCAGCAAACTCAACAGGTAATGTTGCAAACTGGAATCCAGTACTGATTGCTCTCGTACGTCGCGCAATGCCTAACCTTATGGCATATGATGTCTGTGGTGTCCAGCCAATGACTGGTCCTACTGGCCTTATCTTTGCCATGAAGTCAACCTTCCAGAAGACAAAAGCTGGTGTATCAGACGGTGATGAAGCACTGTTTAGCGAAGCACCTGTTGGATATTCTGGTGACTCAACAACTGCTGGTAACGGCACAGGCGGACCATCCGGTCTATCTGGTGTATCAGACACCGACGGAAACGACGGTCTTACAGACTCTGGTTCATCTTACGTACCAACAACTGGCGATGCATACACAACTGCAGAAGCTGAAGCTCTTGGCGATGCCACTGAGTCTTTTGCAGAGATGGGCTTCACCATCGAGAAAGCCACAGTGACAGCTAAGTCACGTGCTCTCAAAGCAGAATACACACTGGAACTTGCTCAGGATCTTAAAGCCATTCATGGTTTGGATGCTGAAACAGAACTGGCTAACATTCTGTCAACCGAGATCATGGCTGAAATCAACCGTGAAGTAATTCGCACAATCAACTCACAAGCTAAAATCGGTGCACGCCAAGCCAACGTTACCACAAAAGGTATCTTTGACTTGTCAACTGACGCCGACGGTCGCTGGTCTGCTGAGAAGTTCAAAGGACTTTTGGTCCAGCTTGAGCGTGAAGCTAACGTTATCGCAAAAGAAACACGTCGCGGTAAAGGTAACTTCATCATCTGTTCATCTGACGTAGCTGCTGCACTATCTGCATCAGGTATGCTAGATTACACTCCAGCTCTTGCTGCGAATGCAAACTTGAACATTGACGATGCTGGTAACACATTTGCTGGTACTTTGGCTGGTGGCATGAAAGTGTACATCGATCCATATGCTGCTGTTAACTATGTTAACATGGGCTATAAAGGTACAAACGCATATGACGCAGGCTTGTTCTACTGTCCATATGTACCGTTGACAATGGTCCGTGCAGTTGGTGAGAATTCTTTCCAACCGAAAATCGGCTTCAAAACTCGTTACGGCATGGTTGCTAACCCATTCGTTGGTGCAACTGCTGGTAACGATACTGGTGCAGATCGTTCGAACCAATACTACCGTATCTTTAAGGTAGACAACATTCTAGGCGAAGGCTAAAACCTTCTCCATAACGATTAGAGGGGGCAGCCGAAAGGCTGCCCTTTTTTCGTTATAAATAGGTATATAACGTGGAGGATTAAATGCCATATCAACCAAATATTAATTTCTCAGAACAAGCAACAACAACGCTTGTAGAGAATCTGTCCTATATAACTCCGTCTGGGTTTAGACTTGTAATTGATTCTAAAAAATACCCTAATTCTCAGTATACTGTACAGACTATTGCATTACCAGATATGAGCGTCTCGGCTGCAGTACTTAATACCCCAATGAGAAATATTGGAATGGCACCCGATAAAGTTGAATACAACCCATTTGACTTAACATTCCTTGTTGATGAGAATATGCACAACTATAAAGAAATCCATGATTGGATCCTTGGTCTTGTAACTGAAGATGACTATGGTGTTAGAAAAGAACGTGATGTTACATTACAAATTCTAAATAGCCAT